GTGACCTACACGGACTTCGAGGGTCCGCTGATCCCCGGCGTGATGCCGGTGGACATCAGCCCCGCCTTCCCGGTCAGCGGGTTCGCGGCCAACTACTACCTGGGCAACTCGCCCGAGGCCAACAAGCAGCTCCGCATCCCGGCCATGAAGGCGGGTCGTGTGGCCCGCGTTGACGCCAACGGCAACGACCTCGTCAAGTGGCACGACGGCGGCGGTGGCAAGTCCACCATCAAGATCGGCGGCACTGAAGCAACAGTTGACCACAACGATGCGTGGCCGTTCGACAGCTACATCTCGCTGGACGCCAGCCGAGACCTCACCTGGAGCGATGTCAACCTCACGGCGAACGGTGAGTATGACCAGTGGTTCTTCAACGTCCACGGTGACGGCCTTCTCGAGCGTCCCGGTACGCTCATCTGGGACAACGTCGGCATCGACGGTGCCGCCTCCCAGAGCGACAAGATCAAGTGGGGTTGCCGTGAATACAACCTGATCGACAGGTCGTTCATCAACTGCGACTTCTCGCACATTACGCGGGAGCACGGAACCTACTCCTCACTCAACGGCGACACCCTCGCCCAGAGCTGTACCTTCACGCGATGTGCCTCCCAGGGCATCCAGAAGTATTCTCGGGACGCCGGGTACTCCCAGTACGGCCCGGACAACCGGCCCCAGTGGAAAGAGCAGCGCACGGACATCCTCGACTGCCACTTCGTGGACAACGGCTACCAGGGCGACAGGCCCTCGTATGCTCTCACGATCTACCAGGGCTGCACGCAGTTCCCCGCCGACGTTGTGGTCTCCAACTGCTCGTTCGTCGAGAAGTGGCCGACTTCTGTGGACAATGGCTACTCGACCGGCGCTATCGTCTGCGCACCGAGCTCGCAGGGTCAGGGCTCGTTCATCGGCCCGATCACGAACACGGTTGCGACCTTCGGAGAGCTCCCGGCCTCTGGCGGTGCTCGTGACCTCATTCGCGTGACGGCTGACTCGAAGACCTACAAGTGGGAAAGCGGCGCTTGGCGGGATTGGGGCGACATCACTGGTAGCCCTCAGAAGACTCTTCTGGTGGACAACTGTCTCTTCGACTACACGGTCATGGACCGCTCGGTTCTCAACCTGCGAGCCATCGACGAGATCACCATCAAGAACTCTGCCTTCAAGTACGACCCCGGTACGAACACCAGGGACATGGTCATCGCAATCGACAAGCAGAATGTCGATGCGGGCTCACCTTTCGGTGGGCAGAACCAGGGAACGGCCTGCAAGACCCTCACGCTCAAGAACGTGGTGGGTGAAGCTGGCTCGGGTACTGTCGAGGTCCACTTGTGGCGGAACGAGAATTTCGGCACCAACCAGATCGACAACGTGAGGCACACGATCATCCAGATCACGGAGACCTCACACGCTGACAGGGTAGTCACTTATGACTGCCAGACAGGTGCGATCCTCGAGGACCGCGCCTACGACGAGGGTACTGACGGCGTGAAGCCGACCCTCTAAATCGAGAAACCGTAGTGGACCCTCAGGGACTTGTGCTAGTCTCTGGGGGTTCACCCCAACCCCGCTAGGCTCTGCCAGCACCATGACCAAAAAGAACGAATACGAACTCATGCGAGAGTACGGCGATCACCGAGCGCGAGCTGGTGTGGTCGAGTCTCAGCACAAGGGTACTTTCGCTAACACCCGATACGGGGACCGCATGGTCCGAGATGCTGGAGCTCTGCTCCTGAAGGCCACGAAGGAGTGGTCGAAGGACCGCACCCGGGGCACGGGCAAGCGTGCCGCGCAACTGCTCAAGGACATCGGTCTCGAGCAGGCCGTGGTTATCACCGTCCGCAAGATGGTCAACATGACCGCCACAGGGGACCGCACGAAGCTCACCGTCACGCACCTGCGTGTCACGCTGGGCAACTCACTCTTTGACGAGGCTGCGTGGAGCCGCTTCAAGCGCGAGGAGCCGGTGGGCCACCGCTATATGTCGAAGAAGCACGCGCGTGCCAACGCCATGGAGTCGCGCCGCATCCACAAAAGTATGCTGGCCCGGATGTCCGCAAACCCGAACGCCCTCGACTGGGACAGCAAGGATCGTATGCTGATCGCTGCCGCCATGCTGGACCTCGCCGTCCGGCACTGCGGCATCTTCCGGCACACGGTGGCCGGCGTCCCTGAGACGCGGGAGCGGACACGGACCAAGAACATCATCACCCTACACCCTGCCGTCTTTGACTGGATTGCCTCAGGCATCGAGCAGATGGCGGAGACGCGGCCCCTGTACCTTCCTGTGCGCTCCAAGCCACTGGATTGGGGTAAGGGGTCTCCTGGCGGCTTTCCGTCCACTGACGTACCTCCTGTGAGCCTTGTGACGGCCCGTGACCAGGGTCAGCGGGACTCCGTCGCTCACAGCGACTGCCCGGAGGTGTACGAGGCCGTGAACCGGCTCCAGGACACCTCGTGGCAGATCAACAGCACGGTGCTGGACGCGCTCGGCCATGTGGTCGAGAACAACTGGCACGACGTTGGAGTCCCTGTGCCCCCTGGGGATACCCCCAAGGCACCCGCTGGTGAGTTCGACAAGGACTCCCCCGCGTGGCGCAGCTTCATCCACGCACGCACCGAGTGGCGACACGATGACGAGGTGTGGCGCTCGAGGTCGATGGGCCTCGGCCAAGCCCTGGCGCTGGGCCGCGAGTACCGCGACGGGTCGTTCTACTACGTCCACCGCCTCGACTTCAGAGGTCGGGCGTACCCCGTGGGCGGACCCCTCCAGTACCAGGGTGCCGACTACCTGCGAGCTCTTACCAGCTTCGCCGAAACCAAGCCCCTCGGCTTCGGGGACGAGTGGTTCCTCGCGACGGGTGCCAACCTCTTCGGAGTTGATAAGGTCCCCATCCACGAGCGCGTGGAGTGGGTTGAGACTAACCAGGAGGAGCTCATCCGCTGCGGGCAGGACCCTCTTACGCACCGCATCTGGCGGGACGCCGACAAGCCCTTCCAAGCCCTCGCATGGTGCGAGGAGTTCTCGAGGTACGTCCACGAGGGGGACAAGTTCGAGTCCCGCCTCCCTCTGGGCATGGACGGGTCGAACAACGGCCTCCAGATCTACTCGCTCCTCCTGCGCGACGAGGTGGGTGGACTGGCAACGAACTGCGTGCCCACGGATACCCCGCAAGACATCTACAGTGATGTGGCTCGCGAGGCCGATGCTATCCTTGTGAAGTACGCCAAGAGCCACCCGGACCCGAAGGTCCGCCGCTGGTCCAAGAGGATCTCAGCCTTCTGTGCGTCCCAGGGGCTCCCTGGGCTCCCCCGGTCTTCGTGTAAGCGCCCGGTCATGGTGCTCCCCTACGGTGGCACCCTCTACTCGACCCAGGGCTACCTCGCGGAGTGGTATCACGACTTCGTCAGGGGTCGCTCGATCTCGAAGGAGGTCCACCCGTTCCCCGAAGGAGACTCCTACGAGGCGCTCAATTTCCTAGGTGGCGTCGTATGGGAGGCCATTGGAGGCGTAGTCCTCAAGGCACGCGAGGCGATGGATTGGCTCCACGCCGTAGCCAACGAGATCTCCCACCGGGGCCAGCACATTAGCTGGACCACGCCCCTGGGGCTGGTGTGCCAGCAGGCGTACCAGAAGGGCCGCACGAAGCGCGTGAGGCTCAAGGCTGGCGGCTCCGTCTCCCTCTCCGTCTGGGAGGGCACCGGGGAGCCGGACCCCCGCAAAGCACGCAACGGCCTGTGTCCCAACTTCATCCACAGCCTCGACGCCTCTGCCATGTTCATGTCTGTGAACCTCGCAGCGGCTGAGGGTGCTACGCACTTCCGAGCTGTCCACGACGAGTACGCGACCCACGGTGCTGACAGCCCCGCGCTGTCCTCGTCACTCCGGGCAGCATTCAGTTCAATTTTCTCCAACGATCTCCTTGCGGCCTTCCGCGCGGAGGTTATGCTTCAGTTCCCTGAGGCCGAGATACCTGAGCCGCCGACCAGCGGTTCACTCGACCTCTCCCAACTCCAAGACGCAACTTACTTCTTCGCCTAATCATGTCGAACATCATCAAGACCCCCACGGGCCGCACCCTCTTCTCGAACCTCACCAAGCCCACGGTATTCTCCCCGGATGGCAAGCTCCAGCCGACCGAGGACAACCCCGGCCACTTTGAGACCCTCCTCGTCCTCGACCGCACGAAGCCCGAGGTCGTGGCGTTCCTTGAGCAGCTCAGCGAGATGGCCGAGGAGGCCGCTCAGAGCCAGGGCACCGGCCAGCGCCGTGACCCGCTCTACTCCCTGACCGACGATGTGGACGAGAACAAGCAGCCGACCGGCGCTGTCCGCCTCAAGCTCCGGGTCTCCGCCGGGGGCCGCACCAAGAAGGGTCAGGTCTTCAGCCGCGAGGTCGTATTCGTGGACCACAACGGTAAGCCGTTCACCCCTGAGGCCGAGTTCGCCAACGGGTCCCAGATCCGCTGCTCGCTCGAGCTCCGGGCCTACAAGACCGCAGGTTTCATCGGCGTCTCGCTGCGCCTCCGCGCCGTGCAGGTGATCGCTGCGGAATACTACCGCCCCGCGACCTCCGCCGTCGATGACTTCGCCAACGATGTCGTTGATCCGGAGAGCTTCGACACTGGCGCTGACTTCTGATCCAACCCCGGCAGCGTAGCCGTCAGTACGCCAAGAGGGTGGGATGCCCAAACACCGCACACATGACATTCGACTCAACGCGCCACACCTGCCCTAAGTGTGGCTCCTCCCGTGGGCTCGCCATCGACCAGGAAACTGGTTGGGGCTTCTGCCACAGGAACGGCTGTAAAGTCAAGCCGGACCCCTCCTACGACTTCACCCCCTCGAACACTACATTGTCAAACCTCATAGAACAGGACGAGATCACCTACGGCGACCTGCCGTCTCGCGGAGTCTCAATCACCACCTGCCGCCGCTACCGCTACGGTGTGGCGAAGTACAACGGACAGCCCGTCCATGTGGCGCAGTTCGCCGACGACGCCGGGCTGGTCCGAGCTCAGAAGCTGCGCCTCGCAGGGAAGAAGTTCGTGTGGCTCAACGGAGAGGGCGCTGACGAGACCAAGGGTCTCTTCGGTCGCTCGCTCTTCCACAACGGCGAGCGGTCCCGCGCGGGTGGCCTGAAGTCACGCCTCGTCATCACCGAGGGTGAGATCGACGCCCTGTCATGCAGCGAGGCACTCGGCACTTGGCCGGTCGTCTCCCTGCCGGACGGTGCCGCATCTGTCCTCAAGTGGCTCCGTAAGGACCTCGAGTTCGTCGAGAGCTTCGAGGAAATCGTGCTCTGCTTCGACAATGACGAGGCTGGGAAGAAGGCAACGCAGGAGGCTCTCGGCCTCCTCACGCCGTCCAAGGCGAAGATCGTGCGGCTCCCCGCTGACTGCAAGGACGCCAACGAGGCGCTGGTGAAGCACGGGGCCGCAGAGCTGAAGAAGATCCTGTGGTCCGCAGCCGCCTACGCCCCTGACTGGGTTGTGGATGGCGACGACATCCTCACCGAGATCTTCGACGGGGGGCTCGAGCCGGGCTTCCCCTGGCCCTGGAAGGGGTTGGACGACACGTTCCAAGGGATCAGGCCCAAACAACTCTCGCTGATTGCTGCGGGCACCAGCTCTGGCAAGTCCCTGTTTTGCCGACACATCGCCCTCCACTGCGCCGAGCAGGGTAAGCGCGTCGGGTATATCGCTCTCGAGGAGAGCCCCCGACAGAGCGCCCTGGGGGTCTACGGGATCGCCCTGAAGCGCCACCTTCAGCTCGAGCGGGAGCTCCCCGAGGACGAGATCAAAGAGGTCCACAAGCGCCTGGGGGACAAGCTGGTCTTCACGAAGCACTGGGGCTCGGTGTCCGAGGATGACTCGCTGGTGAAGAAGATCCAGTATTGCGTCAAGGGGCTCCAGTGCCCGATCATCATCCTCGACCACATCTCGATGGCCGTGTCAGGTATGGACGCCAGCGCCGACGAGCGCCGGAGTCTCGACAAGATGCTCACGGACCTCCGGGGTGTCGTAGAGGCCACAGGGGTCCACCTGTTCGTCGTGTCTCACCTGAGTCGAGCCAAGGGCATGAGCCACGAGGAGGGCGCAGCGATCTCCACGGCGCACCTGAGGGGCTCTCACTCTCTTGGGCAGATACCGGACAACATCATCGCCCTCGAGCGGCACCAGCAGTCCGAGGATGAGAAAGAGAGGAATACCACCAAGGTTCGTGTCCTCAAGAATCGGGATTGTGGTAGGCTTGGAGTCATCCAGGCACTTCGCTTCGACCCCCGCAACCATTGCCTCGCCGAGGCACCCATCGAGATCAAGGACAGCACCTATGCCGAAGACTTCAGCTAAACCCCCCAAGACCTCCGGCATATATCGGATCTCCATCGGACCCCGCACGTTCTATTCTGGGCAGGCGCAGAACCTGCGGAAGCGCGCGCGGAACCACCTAACAGCCCTCCGCTGTGGGGGACACGGCAACAGACACCTACAGGCCTCTTTCGACAAGCACGGGGAGTCCGCGTACACCTTCGAGGTGTCCCTGCTGTGCCCGGTCGAGGACCTGAACCTGCAGGAGCAGCTCTGCCTGGACATCTATCACGGAACGCCGGGGTGCGCGAACATCGCGAAGGTGGCTGAGGCGTCGCAGCGCGGCCTGAAGCGTTCGGATGAGACTAAGGCGAAGATGTCGAAGGCCAAACTGGGTGTAACGAAAACAGCCGAGCACGCCGGGGCCATCCGCGAAGCCCGCCGCGCCCTCCACCCCAACATCCTCGTCGAGCGGCCCGACGGGTCCGTGGAGATTTGGCCGAGCCAGAAGAGCCTCGCGCGGGGTCTGGGATTCAAGAACGCCGGGTCCGTAAGTATGTGGCTCTCAAGACGCCAGCCCATCCCCGCCAAGCACAACATCACCTCTATCGCCCTCACCGATCTCCCCGTCACCATCAACCCCGAAGAACTCTAGTGGCACCCAGAAAGAAACGCCGACTCCCCAAGGCCCTTCAGCTACGGAACACGAATACCGTGGTCCGCGAGGAGAGCCCCTTCCAGGACTTCAGCATCATCACGGTGCTCGCGTTCATCATTCTACCCATCTGCATTTACTTCCTCGGATGACAGACTCAAGCAAAGACAACGTGATCGGCCTCGTGGGCTACCCCGGCTCCGGTAAGGACGCCCTGGCGGAAGCACTCTGCCGCGACCACAATTACGCACGCTACGCTTTCGGGGATGCCGTGAAGCACCTTCTCATGGAGATCGACCCCATCTACACCGACATGGAGACCCTCGAGGTCTTCAAGCGCGAGGGCATCGCCTCCACGCGCCAGAAGCTCCAGCGGCTGGGGCAGGCCATGCGTGACAGGGACAAGGAGTATTGGCTAGACAGGATGCCCACGACCCTGTATCGTCGGGCCGTCTGCACCGACATCCGCTACTGGAACGAGCTCGACTACGTCAAGTCCAGGGGTGGCACCATCATCGCCATCGAGCGCCCCAGCTACGGGCCGATCAACGGACATATCTCAGAACGCAACACAGGCCAGCTTATCGCTGCCGCCGATTTGAAAATCTCGAATAATGACACACTCCGACACCTCGTCGCCCAGTTTCTCACCGTCGCCTGATGTCCTCGTCTTCGACATCGAGACCAACGGACTCCTCAATGAGCTTCACACTTGCCACTGCATCACGATTGCAGCCCTTGACTGCAAGTCCATCGACGATGTCAAGATCTACCACGACACGGAGGGCATCACCCCTCGGCACGGATCCATCGCCGAGGGCCTTGCGGCTCTCGCTGCGGCCCCGAAGCTCGCGGGTCACAACATCGTGGGCTACGACATCCCCGCCCTCGACAAGCTCTTCGGCTTCGAGCGGGACATCGACGACCTGTACGACACGGTCATCTGGAGCCGCTTCATCTACTCGGATCGCCGGGAGCGCGACTTCGGTCTAGCTGACGCGGGCAAGATGGACAAAAAGTTCATCGGGCAGCACTCTCTGGCCTCCTGGGGTAACCGCCTCGGGGAGCCTAAGGGTGACCCCGGCGGCGACTGGTCCACCTTCACGCAGAGCATGGCGGACTACGCTCGACAAGATGTCGTGGTCAACGTGCGCCTGTACCATGTCCTCGCCAAGCGTCTCCCAGAGGGTGACGGCATCGTCTGGGAGTCCCGCTTCGCCAACCAGCTTGAGCGTATGACCCGCACGGGTGTGCAGCTCGACCGCAAGGCCGCTACGAAGCTCCTGCTGCACCTCGAGGACCGTAGGGAGATCCTGGAGGAGGAGATCAAGGAGGTCTTCCCGCCGCTCTCCCAGCCGTACAAGCCGTACCCCTCGGGGAAGCCCCGGCTGATGCCCTGCAAGATCCGAGGGGGTAAGCACCCAGACAAGCTGATCCCGTTCAACCC